TCAATCCCAGACAAGAGTGGGGTGAACCTGTTGGGCGAAATCAAAAGGGACCTTGATAAGGCCCTCGTGAACGAGGTTAAGAACGCCGCATTCCGTTGTTTTGAGTTGAGCAAAGATCTTTGGCGGCTGTTGCTCCAAGTCCGCGACGAGCTGAAAGCGCATCACGCAGGACTTCCAGAATCATTGCCCTCACATTTGCTTCCCAAATGATCCCGTCAGAAAGATCTTGATATCGCCTGTAAGCCGCTTCCCCAGAAGCCACCATCTGAGGCGTGATCTTAATTTCCTCTGCCGTCTCTCCCAGCCTGTCACGCCCGGGAATCATGCCATTTCCGCCGCTTGGTACGCAAAGCGCATAATTAGGAAAATAATCCTTGACGGTGTGACGGTGGTTTGATAGGGTTTGGTTACAGTCGAAGAATTGCGCCGGCGCGGAGCCTTTGGAGGTTCTCGGTGGCAAGGCTTCCAGTCATCGGCCCGGTCTTTATGCCGGGCTTTTTTTATCACGACAATCGATAGCAGGAGCGCCGGCGACCGGGAACGGGCGCCAGGCGACGCGGCATGCGCGAAAGCGCATCGGGGAATCGGCCATGGATGATTTCGAAAATTTCGATCCGGCGCTCTTCGGGCTCTGGGCGGAACGGCCTGCCTATGGCGACGGGATCGTCATGGACGACGAGATACTGGCCGACAGGGCGCGCGGCGTGCTGCTGGAAATCAAGTCGGCCGAGTGCGCGATCCAGCCGGCCGAGGAATTGCGCCGGCTGCTGAACGACATGACCGCCGAGATGCGTGCGCAGTTCGAAACGTTCCGCGACATGCGCAGGTCGGCGGAAAAGGCGCTGGAGGACGGCGACGAGGCGGCCCAGAAACTGGCGCGCGCCGACGTGAAGGCGGCGACCGACGCCATGTCGCTGATCGTGCGCACGCTCGAAAAGGTCGACAGCCTGCAGCGCCAACTCGCCCGCGACCGGGAGCTCGAAGCCGAGCGCGTGGCCGATGAGGGTGGGTATGAGGAGGCGAAAGCCCGCTTCATAAAACTGATCGAGGAGCGCGCCAATGAATATGCCGCCCGCCTTTTTGAAGCATGGAAACGGGATGGTCCGCCGCCGTGGGTCACCGAGCTACTTGAACGCAAAGCCGCCGAGCCTCCGGACACAACGGTTGGCGGGCGAGAAGATGGCGAGCAAGGCACTGGTGGTTTCCAAGCAATTGAATCGAGGCATGCAGACGATCACGGCCGCACGTGAGGAAAACGTCGCAGCATCTGGGGAAGGCAGGAAGCTGGCCAAAGCGATCGCGGATGACAGGGCGAGGCATCGCGGCGAACTCCCGCCGATCTCTCCCCTTGTGGGGGAGATGTCACCAGAGGTGACAGAGGGGGGTGGCGACCGTGCCGAGAAGCTGATCATTGACGAAGAGGTTGAGGCGGCACCCCCCTCTGTCCTGCCGGGCGTTCGGCGCTGCGATCGATTCACTGGATCGATCGCTCCGGCTTCGCCGGATCACGCCTCACCCCCCTCAAGAGGGGAGATTGATCCGCCACATGGTCTCGCTGCCATATGCAATCGCCCTCCGGTTCGAGAGGAGCAGGTTGATGATCCTTTCAATGAGTTCATGCTCGATCATGAGCGGGATTGGGATTTCAAAGGTCGTCCCGAACAGAAACCTCCCGCCGGCGACTGGCGGACGTGGTTGATCATGGGCGGGCGAGGGTCGGGAAAGACACGCGCCGGCGCCGAATGGGTGCATGCGCTGGCCTCCGCGGAACAACGGTCCAATCTCAGGATCGCGCTGGTGGCGGAAACGCTGGGCGATGCCCGCGAGGTGATGATCGACGGCGTTTCCGGCATCTGCCGGGTCGCGAGGGCGAAGCGGCCGGATTTCGAGATTTCCCGCCGCAGGCTCGTCTGGCCGAACGGTGCTGTGGCGCAGATCTTCTCCTCCGAAGACCCGGAGGCGCTGCGCGGGCCGCAATTCCACTTCGCCTGGTGCGATGAACTCGCCAAATGGAAACATGCCGAAGAGACGTTCGACATGCTGCAGTTCGGGCTTCGGCTCGGGGCGGATCCGCGCCAGCTCGTGACCACCACGCCACGGCCGGTGCCGGTGCTGAAACGGCTGATCGCCGACCCGGGGACCAGTCTGATCAGGATCTCGACCGAGGCGAATGCTAAAAATCTGGCGCCGGGTTTTCTGGAGGTGCTGGAGGCGCGCTATGGCGGCACTCGGCTCGGGCGGCAGGAGATCGCCGGCGAGCTGATCGAGGACCGCGAGGACGCGCTGTGGAAACGCGCCGACATCGAAGCCTGCCGGATCGGTTTTCAGGGGGGACGCTTCGCCGGCGCGCTCAGGCGCATCGTCGTGGCGGTCGATCCACCCTCCGGTTCAGGTGCAGGCTCCTGCTGCGGCATCGTCGTGGCGGGGCTGGAGACAAGCGGAAGGGCGGTGGTGCTTGCCGACTGCTCGGTGGAGGGCGCAAGCCCGGCCGGCTGGGCGCATGCGGTGGCGAAGGCCTTTTCGCGCTTCCAGGCGGACCGCGTGGTGGCGGAGGTCAACCAGGGCGGCGAGATGGTGACGGCGATGCTGAAAAGCGTCGATTCGGTCCTGCCGGTGACCATGGTGCGTGCGACGCGGGGGAAATTCCTGCGGGCAGAGCCGGTGGCGGCACTCTATGAGCAGGGTCGCGTCGCCCATGCCGGGCGGTTCGCGGACCTGGAGGACCAGATGTGCGATTTCGGGCCGAACGGGCTGTCTTCCGGCCGTTCGCCGGACCGGCTCGACGCACTGGTCTGGGCGCTGACGGCGCTTCTGCTGGAAGGCTCGGGGGAGCCGCGCGTGCGGGGCATCTGACGCGGCTCGATGATTGGATCGTGGTGATCAGCGCTGCTGGCTTGCCGGCTTCGGCGGAGCGTTTTCGCGCATCTCTTTCCATTCGGATTCCATGCGCTCGGCGATATGCTGGGGGATCTGCTTGGAAGGGGCGGCCTGCATCGGCTGCTGCATCATCATGATCTCCTTGTTCATTAGAAGGCAGACATGAACGTCCTGCGGCACCGTTGGTTCCATAGCGTCAATGAAAAGTAAAGTGGCGCCTAAGAGCTTAAAACGATTTAGTTTTTCTAAACCGATTGAATGTTGAGGACCGCGATCGGCGGGATGCCTCCCGGCGCACCTTCGTTCGCAGTATTGCATCCTATAGATGTGTAAATAGAAAAATCACCTTGAAGATGTAATTCGCATATACAATTTTTGCGAGAGTATTTTATTGGTAAATCGCGAAACGGGAGGGTTGGGAATGGGGATCAACAGGCGTTTCTTCTTCGAGAACGCGCGTCAGCGGCTGTTCGGGGGACGGTTTCAGCAGCATCAGGTTCATGGGCTGGAGGCGATCCTTGATCATTGGGAGCAGACGAGTCCTGCCAAGGACGATCGCTGGCTCGCCTATATGCTCGGGACGGCATTCCACGAGACGGCCCGAACGATGCAGCCGGTGCGGGAAACGCTGGCACCGACGGACGACAAGGCCATCGCCATACTGGAAAACGCCTGGCGGCGCGGTCGGCTTCCCTGGGTCAGCAATCCCTATTGGCGGCGGGATCCGGGCGGCCAGACCTGGCTGGGCCGCGGGCTGGTGCAGCTTACGCATCCCCGCAATTACGAGAAGTTAAGCCGGGTGACCGGTATGGATCTTGTGACCGACCCTTCGGTGACGCTGCGAATGGATGTCGCCTTGCGCATCATGTTCCTCGGCATGGAGCAGGGCAGTTTCACCGGTCACCGGCTGGAGCAGTTCTTCCTGGGACCGAAGGAGGACTGGCTGAACGCACGCCGGATCATCAACGGTGTCGAGCGGGCGCCGCAACTCGCCGACTATGGCAGGGCCTTCTATAGCTGCATCAGCTACACCACGGGCTGAAGGCGCGGTCGCTGCACCTGGCCCGATCTCTACAGAGCCGCCCGATCCTTATAGAGCCGAAGGAATTACTCCATGAAATCTCCATTCCGGCGTCGGTGGTTCCCTCAGGGGTTTTCCGCCGGCGGACGAAAGGCCATGCGCGAAGCCCGGACATCCGAAGCTGCAGGCGCTTTTGCTGCCCAGCCCGAGACCAAAACGGCAACGGGCTTTGCGTCAGGATTTACGATCGTTTCCGGCGAGGGCGCGGCCTATTGGTCCGGACGTTCCTATGCGGCGCTGTCGCGTGCCGGCTTCATGAGGAACCCGGTCGCCTACCGTGCCATGCGGATGATTGCCGAAGCGGCAGCGGCGGTGCCCTGGCTTGCCTATGAAGGCGGAAGCGAGGTGGCGGATCATCCGGCGCTGGCGCTCCTCTCCCGGCCGAACGGGCGGCAGGGCGGACCGGATTTCTTCGAGGCGCTTTATGGGCATCTGCTGCTTTCCGGCAATGCCTATGTGGAGCCGCTTCTGATCGGCGGGACCCTGCGGGAACTGCATCTCCTGCGTCCCGACCGGGTGAGCGTGGTCGAGGGCCGCGACGGCTGGGTGACGGGCTACGACTACCGCGCCGGCGGCGTCACGCGGCGACTGGCTGCGGAGACCGATGGGCTGGCGCTGCTGCATCTGAAACTGTTTCATCCGCTCGACGACCATTGCGGCTTTCCGCCGATCGGCGCGGCGGGTGCGGCGCTCGACCTGCACAATGCGGCGGCTTCCTGGAACAAGGCGCTGCTCGACAATTCCGCCAGACCCTCCGGCGCGCTGGTCTACCAGCCGAAGGACGGCGGCAATCTCTCAGCCGACCAGTACGAGCGGCTGAAAGACGAGCTGGAGGCGGGCTATTCCGGTGCGGTGAATGCCGGCAGGCCGCTGCTTCTGGAAGGCGGTCTCGACTGGAAATCGATGGGGCTCTCGCCGAAGGACATGGATTTCATCGAGGCGAAGAACGGTGCGGCGCGCGACATCGCGCTCGCGTTCGGCGTGCCGCCCATGCTGATCGGCATCCCGGGCGACAACACCTATGCCAATTACCAGGAGGCGAACCGCGCCTTCTACCGCCTGACCGTGCTGCCGCTGATTTCCCGCACCGCCGCGAGCTTCTCCGCCTGGCTGTCGGATGCCTATGGAGGCGGGTTGCGGCTGGAGCCCGACCTCGACCGAATCGCCGGGCTTTCCGCAGAACGTGAAGCGCTCTGGGCGAGGGTGGGGGCCGCGACCTTCCTGAGCGATGATGAGAAGCGCGAAGCGGTGGGGTATTAACAGGAGCGGAATTGGTGTAATTTGTAATACGCCGTATTACAAATGGAGGCTCCCATGGCCAAGCCTGTTCTTTCCGATCCGATCACGCTGCGCCTGCCGCTCGACATTCTGGAAGACGTCGAGAAGATCGCGGAGACCGCGGATCGCAGCCGATCCTGGGTGATCGTGCGCGCGCTGAAATATTATCTGATGGCGGAGGGGAACGATATCCTGCAGATCCGCAAGGGCGAAGAGCAGATCCGCGATGGCGAGACGGTCGACATGGAGGAGCTTTTCGACGAGCTTCTGGATGAGCGCAAAAGCGACGCTGCGTGATGAAGGTGATCCTGTCGAAGAAAGCGGGCCGGTTCCTCCGGCAGGAGCGCGCCTATCTGGAGCAGTTCAATCCACGCGCCGCAATGGCGGTGATGCGCCAGTTGCGGTCGTCCTTGCGGCTGTTAGGGGAGTTTCCGAGGGCAGGCGGTGATCTTCAGGCTCTGGAGGGGCGCCGCCGTCTCGTATCGGGAGCCTACATCATCCATTATCGGGTTGAAAAGTCAGCCGTCTACGTTTCGCATATCCGTCACGGTCGCCAGGAGCCGCTCGAACTCGAAAAGGACGGAGAGCCCGGCGAAGAAGGCTGAGCCAATCGGCAAGTATCGCCTTCGCGTGGTTTGTCAAGAACCTGGCTCAACCTCTCAAGCCCCGGACTCAACTTCGCAACAAGCACGTCCAAGCGATTCCGAAGACTGACGAAAACAGAAGCGGCCGCCCCGAAGGGAGGCCGAGTGAGCCGTTATGGCTGCTGCATGCTGTGATCGGACATGCGGCATCTTGAAGAGCTGCGGTATCCTTTTCGCCTGACGGCGCGTGGCACTGCAGCCGAGCCCTGGCGGCTCTTTATGCGCAAATTCTAAAAAAGAGAGATTAAAAATGTCTGACCTCGGAAGCGATCCGGGCGTCGGGATCGCCAAGGTCCTGGGCTCGATGGCGGGAGCCGGTGTCTCGCTGATCTACCTCGTGCCGAAAAGCCGTCGCGAGGCGGCGAGCCGTTTTCTGACCGGCGTGAGCTTCGGGCTGATCTTCGGCGGTCCGACCGGGCTTTGGCTCGAGACGAGGCTGGGGATCGGCGGCGAGCTTTCAGACGCCGAGGTGATGCTCGCGGGCGCGGCGACGGCCAGTCTGTCCGCCTGGTGGGTGCTGGGCGTGCTGGCGCGGGTGGCGGACAGGTATGGGAGACGGGTGGGGTGAAGGCCCGCCTCTCCCCTTGCGGGAGAGGAAGAAAGATCAGCAGCTTAGCCGGAGGCTAAGTGCTAGATTTTTCAGGAGAGGGGCTAATTCGTCTCCATCCAGTCCGGCCTTTCGCTCTCAAGGCGTTCATCACTACAATCGATTTACGGGATCAATTGTTCAGCTTCGCAGCCCGCTCTTCCCCCTCTCTTGGAATTTCTAGCACTTAGCTCCGCCTAAGGTGCTGAAATTCCATTCTCCCCCGCCAAGGGGGAGATAGGCGCCTGCCGCGCAGTCCATGCTCCAAATTCCGTTTCGCGGAGGAGAGGGGCCGAGAATCCAAAGACATTTCAGGAGACTACCCATGCACGCTTATCGCGGGCCGCGCCCGCCCGTACGCCCCAGTGGGCGCAAATTCGCCAATCTGGAACTTGCCGGCGTTGCGGGCGACGGGACCTTCTCGGGTTATGCCAGCATTTTCGGCGAGGTCGATCTCGGGAAGGACACGATCGAACGTGGCGCCTTCAGGCACTCGCTCGTCGAACGCGGCGCGCCGGGTGTGCGCATGCTCTACCAGCACGATCCGAACGAGCCGATCGGCGCCTGGAAGACGATCCGCGAGGATGCCCGCGGTCTTTATGTCGAGGGCGTGTTGTCGCCCGGCGTGGCACGCGCCCGCGAGGTGCTGGCGCTGATGAAATCGGGCGCGCTCGACGGATTGTCGATCGGCTTCCGGACGGTGAAGGCTCGCACCGATGCAAAGACGGGCGTCCGAAAAATCCTCGAGGCCGATCTCTGGGAAATTTCCGTCGTGACCTTCCCGATGCTCCCGTCGGCCCGGGTCTCCGACGTCAAACATGCGCGGTTCTTCCGTGACCGGGAAACCGAGCTCGCCCGCCAGATGCGGCGGGCGGCGAAGATGATGATGCAGTCAACCTTCAAAGGAAAAGCGATATGACGAATGCAGCAAGCGTGGCGCCTGAGGTGAAGGCCCCGGAAGTCAAGGGAGTACCGGAAACGGTGACGGCCGCCTTCGACGAATTCATGGAAGCCTTCGAGGCGTTCAAGGACGTCAACGACCGCAGGCTCGGCGAGATCGAGCAGAAACTGACGGCCGACGTGGTGACGCGCGACAAGGTGGACCGCATCAACCGCGCGATGGACGACCAGAAGAAGGTGCTCGACCAGTTGGTGCTGAAGAAAGCCCGTCCGCAGCTCGGCCGGGGCGGCGGCGAACTTTCCGCCGAAGCGGTCGAGCACAAGGCCGCCTTCGACGCCTATACGCGGGTGTTCGTCGTCAAGCTGGCCCGCGATCCCGACGAGACGCGGCGCTATCTCGTCTGCCAGTGCGAGGAGGAGACGGGCGCCGGCCTCTTCAAGGATCAGGCGAGCGACGCATTGGTGCGGACGGCATTCTTCGCCGGCAGCATTCTGGATTGGCAGATTTCAATTCCGGCTTTCGGAACGATCACGGGTCCTTTCCAGATGACGGCGCTCGAATATTCCGGCGAGCACAATGGCGAGATCCGTTTCGAGCTGGCGCTGGAATCGGCCGGCAGCCTGGCATTCGGAGCGCTGTGATGCTCGGCGGCGGGCGGGCGAACCGCAGGCGCGGCGAGGTGGAGGCGATGATCGACGGCGAACACCGCATCCTCTGCCTCACATTGGGGGCGCTGGCGGAACTGGAGACGGCCTTTGCCGCCGGTGACCTCAACGGACTGGCGGAACGCTTCTCTTCCGGGCGCCTGAAGGCGGCGGACATGATCCGCGTCATCGGCGCCGGATTGAGAGGCGGTGGCAATCTCTTTTCCGACGACGAGGTGGCGGCGATGAACGTCGACGGTGGGGTTGCCGGTTCCGCCAGGATCGTCGGTGACCTGCTTTTGGCGACGTTCGGCGAGGCCAGCGGGGAAGCCACCGCAAACCCTTGAGGGCCGCGGCAGGCGGTCAGGCAACTCCCGGAAACGTGCGAAGCGGTTTTCCGTCCGGAATTGTGATCGAGGAAAAAGAGGTCAAGGCGGAACCGTTTCCCTGGGAAACGGTCATGCATGCCGGCCTCTGCCTGCTGCGGCTGGTACCGCGAGATTTCTGGGCACTGACGCCCGTCGAGTTCTTTGCCATGACCGGAGGGCTGCGATCGCGAGGCGCGGCTATGGAAAGGGCTGGGCTGGAGTCGCTGATGAGGGAGTTTCCGGATGGGTGAGTACCCTCCCCTTGAGGGCGAGGGTCGGCACGCCGTGCCGGGGTGGGGTGACCTAGCCTGAAGATGTCACCCCCACCCATCGCTTCGCGATGACCTCCCCCTCGAGGGGGAGGTGGGAGCATGCCACCCTGGCTCGCGCCCTCTCCCCGCCGGCGGGGAGAAGGTGCTGGCAGGCGGATGAGGGGCAATTGGAGACCAATCATGGAAGACGATGAGAACACATTTGCCGGCGCGCTCTCCAATGCCGAGGCGCTGGCCGGCGTGATGGCCGAGCTGGAAAGCCGGTCGCAGCGTTTCGGCGCCGCATTGACGGGCGCGTTGAAGTCCGCTGCCGGAGGCGGCAAGGGGCTGGAGGACGTGCTGCGGGGGCTTGGCAATCGCCTGGCCGATATCACGCTTGCCGCCGGACTGAAACCGCTGGAGAGCATGTTGGGCAATGCGGTGGGTGGTCTGGTCGGCGCTGTGACGCCGTTTGCCGATGGCGGGGTGGTGCGCGCGCCAAGCTTCTTCCCGATGGGCGGCAATATGGGCTTGATGGGCGAGGCTGGCGCCGAGGCGATCCTGCCGCTCCGGCGCGGGCCGGATGGCGCGCTCGGCGTGGCCGCGGCCGCAGGCGGGGCGGAGCCGCAGATCGTCTTCAATGTTACCGCGACCGATGCCGCAAGTTTCCGCAAAAGCGAAGGACAGATTTCCGCCATGCTGGCGCGCAGCGTCGCACGCGGACGAAGAGGACTTTGAAACAGGATGAGCGGTTTTCATGATGTACGGTTCCCGCTGCGGCTGGCGCTCGGCGCGACGGGCGGGCCGGTGCGGCGCACCGATATCGTCAATCTTTCCAATGGCCGCGAGAGCCGCAACCAGCGTTGGCGGGATTCCCGGCGAAGCTATGATGCCGGATCGGGCGTAAAATCGCTGGCCGACCTTTATGCCGTGCTGGAATTCTTCGAGGCGCGCGGCGGACAGCTTTACGGATTCCGCTTCCGCGATCCGGTCGACTGGAAGTCCTGCGGGCCGGGCGAGGCGGTGTCGGCGAGCGATCAGGTGATCGGCACCGGGGATGGTGCAGCAGCCGAGTTTCAGCTCGTAAAGACCTATGCCGACAGCGGCGGGAGCTGGATACGGCGGATCGCCAAACCGGTGGCGGGGACGGTGGTCGTCTCGGTGGACGATATCGAGAAGCCGGCGGGTTCGTTCGAAGTCGATCCGGCGACCGGAATCGTGACTTTTGTGGCCGAGCATATCCCGATGGCCGGCGCGGTGGTGCGGGCAGGTTTCGAATTCGACGTGCCGGTGCGCTTCGATACCGACCGGATCGACGTCAATCTCGCGCACTTCGACGCGGGGCGCATCCAGACCATTCCACTGACGGAGATATTGGCATGAGAACGGCACCGGCGGCGCTTGCCGCACATCTGGCCGGCGAGGCCACCACCACCTGCCATTGCTGGCGGGTGACCCGGCGCGACGGCGTGGTGCTCGGTTTCACCGACCACGATCGCGATCTCGCCCTCGGCGGCACGGCCTTCCTGGCTGCGAGCGGCTTTTCAGCGAGTGAAGCGGAAGCGGCCGCCGGACTTTCCATCAGCGCCGACGAGGTGTCCGGCGGTTTTTCAAGCGCGGCGATCCGCGAGGAAGACCTGGCGGCCGGGCGTTACGACGGCGCGCGCGTCGAACAGTTTCTGGTGAATTGGGCAGCACCCGATCAGCATATGCTGCTGAACATTCGCGAGATCGGCGAGGTCTCACGCGCCGGCGGTGAGTTCCGGGCGGAGCTGCGCAGCCTGGCGCATCGGTTGAGCCAGCCGCAGGGGCGTGTCTACAGCCGCCGCTGCGATGCCGTGCTGGGTGATGCCCGCTGCGGTCTGGACCTTTCGTCCTGGCGCGGCGAAGGAGCGGTTATCGAGGTGAAGGATGCAAGCCGGATCGTCGTTTCCGGGCTCGGCGGTTTCGAGAGCGGGTTCTTCCGGCAGGGCGCGTTGACGTTCTCCAGCGACGGGGCGGCCGATGTCGAAACGCACGAGCGGAGAGCGGATGGCACGGCGGAGCTGACCTTCTGGCTGCCGTTGGAGGAGCCGATTGCAGCGGGCGAGACGTTCACGGTGACGGCTGGCTGCGACAAGTCGTTTGCGACCTGCAGGGCGCGCTTTGCCAACCACCTGAATTTCCGGGGCTTCCCGCATATGCCGGGCGCCGACTTCGCCTATTCCTATGCCGACGGGGAGCGGGTCCATGACGGCGGCCCGATTTTCGAATGAGCGGGATAGGCGGCAAGGTCGTTGTGTTGGCGGAGAGCTGGATCGGCACGCCCTATCGTCATCAGGGCGCGGCCAAAGGGATCGGCTGCGATTGTATCGGGCTGATCCGCGGCATCTGGCGCGAGCTCTACGGTGGGGAGCCGGAGGCGGTGCCGGCCTATGCGCCAGACTGGGCAGAGCGGAGCGGCGAGGATCGTCTGGTGGACGCGGCGCGGCGGCTGTTCGGGGAGCCAGTGCCGATGGGTGAGGCACAGCCGGGTGACCTGCTGCTGTTCCGCTGGCGGCCGGATTGCGCCGCCAAGCATGCCGGCATCCTCGCCGAGCCGGAGCACTTCATTCATGCCTATGAGCAGACGGCGGTGACGCGCTCGGCGCTGGTGCCTTCGTGGAGGCGACGGATTGCAGCCGTGCATCGGTTTCCGGCGATAGGGCGCGATTGAAAAACATGCCGTTTGGCGTATATTGATGGAGTGGTGAGCGAGGCGGCAACCCCGCCCACCGTGGACTTATCTTTTGAATACGACCCGGACGGTCAGTGACCAGCTCGTCCGGGTCATTCTCAATATAAGCGCAATGCCAATCGGCCTAAGCCTCATAACATCACCTCCATCATCGAGGGCAGGGCTCCTGCCTGAGTCAGTGTAGCCTATCTCCACTGATGCGCCGGCTGGCGCGGCGCCTGCTGCTTCTGCTCTCGAATTTCCACACGCTATCACAATCTAGGCGCGCATCCAGTGGTATCCGCCGGATGGCCGCGAGGTATTTTCATGGCCACCATTCTCTTTCAGGCAGCGGGTGCGGCGCTCGGCGGTGTGTTCGGTCCTGTCGGCGCGATCCTCGGGCGCGCGGCGGGGGCGCTGGCCGGCGGCCTGGTCGATCGCGCTCTGATCAATGGCAGCACGACGGTCTCAGGCGCCCGGTTGGCCACTGCGCGCATTCCGGGTGCGGACGAGGGATCGGCGATCAACCGCGTCTACGGCACGGCACGGATCGGTGGCACGCTGATCTGGGCGACGCGGTTCGAGGAGGAGGTGACGCGTGAACGTTCCGGCGGCAAGGCGACGGGGCAGCGTGTCGAGACGTTCCGGTATTTCGCCAACCTGGCGGTCGGGCTGTGTGAAGGGCCGATTGCGGGCGTGCGGCGCGTCTGGGCCGACGGGCGCGAACTCAGCCTGACAGCGATCGAGATGCGGGTCTATCGCGGCGACAAGGGGCAGTTGCCCGATCCGCTGGTCGAAGCGAAGCAAGGCGAAGATAATGCGCCGGCCTATCGCGGCCTTGCTTACGTGGTGTTCGAGCGATTGCCGCTCGACAGTTTCGGAAACCGCATTCCGCTCATGCAGTTCGAGGTGTTGCGGCCGGTGGGCGCATTGGAGCGGCAGATCCGTGCCGTCACGATCATCCCTGGCGCGACTGAACATGGTTATTCGACGGTGCCGGTGACCGAAAAGACCGGCGAGGGCAGCGCGCGCATCCTGAACCGCAATGTGCTGACGGCGGCGACGGACTGGCAGGCTTCGCTGGACGAGTTGCAGGCGCTCTGCCCGAACCTTCAGCGTGTGGCGCTGGTGGTCTCCTGGTTCGGGACCGATCTCAGGGCCGGGCATTGCCGGATCGTGCCGGGCGTGGAAGTCGCGGCAAGGAGGGAGGAGAGTACCGAGTGGTCCGTGGCCGGGATGTCGCGTTCGGCAGCGCATCTGGTGAGCCGGGATGGCGGACCGGCCTTCGGCGGCACGCCGAGCGATGCGAGCGTGAGGCAGGCGATCGCCAACCTCAAGGCGCGGGGGCTGAAGGTCTATCTCTATCCGTTCGTGATGATGGATATCCCGCCGGGCAACAGCCTGCCGGACCCTTATGGCGATGCGGAGCAAGCGGCTTTTCCCTGGCGCGGTCGGATCACCTGCTTTCCGGCGCAGGGGCAGCCGGGAACTGCAGACAGGACGGCGGCGGCGCGAGCGCAGGTCGAGGCGTTCTCGGCCGGTGCCGACGGATATCGGCGGATGATCCTGCATTACGCCAGTCTGGCGGAGGCTGCGGGTGGCGTGGACGGGTTCATTATCGGCTCGGAATTGCGCGGGCTGACGCAGCTCCGCGACGAGACGGATGCCTTTCCCTTCGTGCAGGAACTGGTCGCGCTGGCTGCGGACGTAAGGGCGAACGTCGGCGCGGCAACGAAGCTCACCTACGGCGCGGACTGGAGTGAATATTCCGGTTATCACCCGCCGGATGGTTCGGGCGCGGTGTTCTTCCATCTGGACCCTCTCTGGGCTTCGCCGGATATCGATGCCGTTGGCATCGACAACTACATGCCGCTGGCCGACTGGAGGGACGAGGACCTTTCTGCGGACAATCCGGATGGCTTCCGGCTGGCCGACGATGCCGAAGCGATGGCGGGGCAGATCACCGCCGGAGAAGGCTTCGACTGGTATTATGCGAGCGATACGGACCGGGAGAACCGGGTGCGCTCGCCGATCACCGACGGGCTCGCCGGAAAACCATGGGTATTCCGTACCAAGGATCTCTCCGGCTGGTGGTCGAACCGACATTACGACCGGGTGGATGGTGGGGAGAAAGCGACGACGACAGCCTGGACGCCCGGCATGAAGCCGGTCTGGTTCACCGAACTCGGCTGCCCGGCCGTGGACAAGGGCGCCAACCAGCCGAACGTCTTCATCGATCCGAAATCGACGGAAAGCGCGGCACCTTATTTCTCCAGCCTCGCCCGTTCCGACAGCATGCAGCGACGGTTTCTCGAAGCACATCATGGCCGGTGGCAGGGCGAAGACGCATCGACCGGCATTGTCGATCCAGACCACATATTCGTCTGGACCTGGGATGCGAGGCCTATGCCAGCCTTCCCCGACGACCTGTCGATCTGGAGCGACGGCGGCAACTGGCGCGCCGGCCACTGGCTGAACGGGCGCATGGGAGGCACGACGCTGGCGGATGCGATCGCAACGGTCCTGACCGAGCACGGGTTCATGGATTTCGACGTCTCCGAAGTGAGCGGTGACCTGGCAGGTTACGTGCAGGGTGAGGTGACCTCGGCGCGCGCACTCCTTGAGCCGTTGCTCGACGTCTTTCAGGTGGATGTCACCGAGGATGCTGGAAAACTGCGCTTTCGGTCGCGGCTGAGGGCGAGCCTGGCGCCAGCGAACGTTTCGGTCGTCGCCGATATCGAGGGCGAGCCGCTCTGGTCCGAGAACCGCAGTCACGACAGCGATTTCGCAGCGGAAGCGGTGCTGACATCATACAATCCGCGGCTCGATTATGAGCAGGCCAGTGTGCGCTCCCACCGGACGCGGGCCGCAAGCCAGCGGACCCTGAGCTACGATCTGCCGGCGGTGCTTGCGCAGGAGACGGCACTCGGCGCGGTCGAGACGCTGCTGCGCACGCAGCGGATCGGGCGGAGAACGGTGACCTTTTCACTCTCACCCGCCGATATCGGGGTCGAGCCAGGGGATGCGGTGCGGTTGGCGCTGCCGGATATCGCCGGTCCGGACGGGACCTTCATCGTCGAGCGGATCGAGGAGGGTGCCGCACGGCGGATCGAGGCACGCCATCACGCGCCGCTTGCACCGGCGAATTACGCCGGCGAGCCGGAACGCAGGAACGGGGGCGGCATCGTGTCCGATGCCTTTGCGCCGGTCCTGCACTTCCTCGACCTGCCCCGTTTCTCGTCAGGCGAAGCGCCAAGCTTCGCGCGCATTGCCGGCCTCTGCCGGCCGTGGCGACGCACGGCGCTGTCGTCGTCAGCCGGAAACCAGGGCTACCGGACGCGGACGGTGCTCGACCGACCCGCGAGAGTGGGCGTTCTGGCTGCGCCGCTCAGTCCCGGCATGACCGGGCGCTTCGATCGGGGCGGCATGGTGGAACTCGACCTCTTCTTCGGCGGATTGTCCTCTGCGGATGAGCGGGCGGTGCTGAATGGGGAGAACCGGATCGCAGTAAAGGCGGCGAACGGCGTCTGGGAGGTGGTCGGTTATGCGGATGCGGAGGAGATCAGTCCGAACCGCTGGCGCCTCGGGGGCTTGCTGCGCGGTCTCGCCGGCACGGAAGATGCGATGCTGGCCGGCGCGGGTCTGGGCGCTGCCGTCGTGGTTCTCGACGAGGCGGTGGTGTCGCTGGGGCTCACGGCGGAAGAGCGTGGTCTCAGCATGAACTGGCTGGCGGAAAGCCTTGGCCAGGCTGGCGGCCGCTCAGGCCCGCATGTCTTTGCAGGCGGCATCCGCGCGGAGACGCCATTGTCGCCCGTGCATGTCCGCGGGGAGCGACAGGCAGCGGGCGACGTCCGGGTGACCTGGGTGAGACGCGGCAGGGTGGAAGCGGACGACTGGGAGGGAGCGGATATCCCGCTGGACGAACCGACGGAGCGCTACCGCATCGAGGTTCTGGACGGAGCAATCGTCCGGCGCGTGATCGAGGTGACGGAACCGGCCTTCACCTATCCGGCGGCCGATGAGACTGCCGACTTCGGCGCGGCGCAGACGAGCCTTTCATTGCGCATACGGCAGATGGGCCGCGCCGTGCCGCTCGGTGTGCCGGTTGGAACGACCATTTTACTTTAGCTCAAGAAACGGAGATGAAACATGGACGGGATGAAGGCCTGGTATCAGTCGAAAACGGTCTGGGGCGCACTGATTGCAGTCGGTGCATCACTTTTGCAGGTGGCGGGAATCGAGCTCGGCGCCGACATGCAGGCCGATCTTGCGGACATCGCGGTGACGTTGGCGGGCGCGGCCGGCGGGCTTCTTGCAATCTATGGGCGGATTTCTGCCGATACCGGAATCAGGGGAAAATAGCCTCCTGAAAGAAAGCATTACGGACCATTCATTTGCCATTCAGCCGCCTTTGGTTACATACTCCGTCATATGCTTCGGGCATGTATCCTGTTGTCTTGTGAGTGGAAACTGTAACCATGGCGCGACTGCCGATCATCGCGATACTGGCTGCCGGCATTGCCGGTTTTTCCGGCCTGCAGCCGGAAAAGGCCTCCGCGCGTGATTATCTCATGCTCGTTGCGGGCGATTGCGGCTCGGCGGCATCTCGCGTTGTGCGGGAAACCGGCGGCCAGCTTCTTTCTGCTCAGCCGTCCTCCGACGGCCAGACCTGTGTCGTCACGGTGCTCGTCCAGGGCAACGGCAGCGAGAGGCCGCGTAAGGTCACCGTAAGGGTTCCGATGTAAGCTCTCGGCCAATCTGCCGGCATATCATTCGAGGGACGGTGCATGCGCATTCTGGTGGTCGAAGACGACGTCAATCTCAACCGGCAGCTTTCCGATGCCTTGAAAGAGGCCGGTTATGTGGTCGACCAGGCTTTCGATGGCGAGGAAGGCCATTACCTCGGCGACAACGAGCCCTATGACGCGGTGATCCTCGATATCGGCCTGCCGGCCATGGATGGCATCACCGTCATCGAGAAATGGCGCGCCGGCGGCAAGGGCATGCCGGTGCTGATGCTGACCGCGCGCGACCGCTGGAGCGACAAGGTGGCGGGAATAGATGCCGGTGCCGACGATTATGTCGCAAAACCTTTCCACGTGGAGGAAGTGCTGGCGCGGGTGCGTGCGCTGATCCGCCGTGCCGCCGGGCACTCCTCTTCGGAGATCGTCTGCGGGCCGGTCAGGCTCGACACCAAGGCATCGAAGGCGAGCGTCGACGGCGTGACGCTCAAGCTTACCTCGCACGAATTCCGGCTGCTCTCCTACCTGATGCACCATATGGGCCAGGTCGTTTCCCGCACCGAGCTTGTGGAGCATATGTATGACCAGGATTTCGACCGCGATTCCAATACGATCGAGGTTTTCGTGGGCCGGCTTCGCAAGAAGCTCGGCGTCGATCTCATCGAGACTGTCCGCGGCCTCGGCTACAGGATGCAAGCGCCAACTGATGCGCGTTAG